TAGATTTAGATATATTTATATTTGCATTAAATAAAAACAATGGAGATGTAAAAATGTCTAATAAGAAAAAATTAACACCAGAAGTTATTCGTAGACTAGTTCGCGAGGAAAGAGCTAAGTTAAATGAGACTTTGGAGCTTAAGCTTAAACATCCTTCTGACGCTGCAAAGAAAACACGTGAAGTAGATGCTACAGGTTACGCAGATACTTTAAGCAAATGCATGAATTATTATCAGATGTGTAAATTAAAAGAAGCAAAACTTGTTGCTGAGCTTAAAAAAGTTCAAGAAGCAAAAAGAGAGCTTAAGAAAAGACTTCTTAAGAATATTTAGTATTATAAACAAAAGGAGACTTTAAAATGGCAGCAAGATCTAAAAATGGAACAGCAACTAATGATGCTAGCTCTCAAACAATAAATCAAAGAAATGCATTTGCTCAAGGTAACATCACGTCTCTTGAAGGAGCTTCAAGAGCAACAATGAGTTCTATATTTGATTTTATATCAAGAGGAAGCGGTGATGAAATAATGACGAGAGCAAAAGAAATATTAAGCTTAAATTATGGTGGAGATTCATCTGTTGGATTTACCTATTCTAGTCATGGAGCAGATATAGGTAAAAATCCAGATTTCCCGGGCGGACATAGTTTTTTAAAGTATAGATATGGTGATGGTGTAGGAAATGCAAAGTTTCGAGATATAAATCCAGCTAACCAGGCAGCACATTTAACTGATATGCCTAATGTTTTTGGCCCTAATCTTTCAACTTTAAGTATTGATGATAAAACACCTTTGAATACAAATTCTGTAACTTCTACAACAGCAAAAAATAGTAATTCAATTGTTCGAACTGCAGCTGCTACTGAATCAAATGGTTTTGGTACGGAATTAAGTATTAACGATCCAAGACACATTGATATTGATAGAAGTTATAATAATTTAAGACCTTTCTTTGAATTAAGACCTACTGCTGGACAAAGACAAGTATTAGGTGAATATATTAATACTGAAACATATGACTACGAGAGTTAAGAAAGTTAATATTTAATTATGTCTGGAGTATCACCTAGTTTAAATACAAATCCAAATGCTAAAGGGGGTTCGTTTAATTACGATAGTAGAACTGGGTTAGGATATGGTCAAACAAAAAATGGTGGGTTAGGATCAAATTGGTCTATGGGTGATGCATTAAGTTCCCCTAAAGGTGAATGGGATAATGAGTTACCTATTAATGCTTTGCCTAAAGAATTAGTTATTGGACCAGATACAACAGTTGAAGAATTAGCTATAGCTGCTGGTATTATTGAAATAGATGATGAAGAGATATCCAGCGTTGAAGCAGGAATTAACTCTAAGGCAAATACATCCTTACATATGCCAACAGTAGATTTTGCTGCCAAGAAAAAACGTAATCCTAATTCATATGCAGGTTTGGCAAACACATCTGCTTATTTAGGAGCATCACATAAAAGAAGTGGTGAAGTAGTTTTAGAAAATTATATAAGAGAAATCTTATTAGAAAAAACATCAATTGGCGCTAGATCTAGTTTATCAAAATCTATTGGAGATCCTTATAAGCCTGGGAAACAACATGTTACAGGTGGAACGCATGGAGGAATTGGTGGTGTACGAGGTGCTGAAGATCATGATGGTTATTCTCAAAAAGGAGTCAAACTTAGTAAAGATCTTTATCCCTATGCTAATTCTAAAGATTTAAAAGGTGATAGCGATGGCAATATTCATACTGCTATGCATTCAAAGTCTGATATTGATAATTATGAAGAATCAGGATACGAAGAAGATATAGAAAAATATGGATATGATAAAAAGAATTATAGAAGTTCTTCAGAAATAATGTTAAGTCAATTTGATGAAGAATCAGAAGCTGAGTCTTATGTGAATAGACATAAGAAATAAATAAATTTTAAATAAAAAGCAATATTTTTAAAAATATATAAATATATAACTAATAATAAAGAAATTTAGAGAGAACATATGTCTACTAGTTTATACAACGAAGCTTTAAAAGCTGCAGAAGAACTCAAGCTTTCCACAGAAGAAAAAGTCAAACAAAATTTAATTGAGGCAATGTCGCCTCAGATTAAGTTAATGGTTGAACAAAACATTATGTCTGAAATGCAAGAAGAAGATGAATGTGGTAATGAATCTGACGTAAAAGAAGAAGATGAATACGGTTGTGAATCTGACGTAAAAGAAGATACTAGCCCAAGAACTTCTGATCAAAAAACATTAGATGCTTCTGAGGAAAAAGATATAAAAGATCAAGATGATGAAGTAGAATTGAGCAATGAAGCTAGAAGTATTTTATCAAAAATAATAGATTCTAATTCAAAAAAGGCAGCGGTTGTTTCAAAGCTTTCAGAAATCAAAAACAATTTAAAAACTTTGAAAAAAGCAGCTTTACTATCTGAGAGCAGCAATAAAAAGGTACTGATACATAAAAGAATTAATCAAATATATAAAAATTTAGTATATGAAATGAAAAATATCAGTAGTTATGACATAATTAAAAAAGACAAAGTTTTACTAAACGAATTTTATAAAGTTATTAAGGAGTTAAATAATATGTCTAGAAGGCAATCAAGAAAAAATAGTTATCTAAGTGAGGATTTAGAATCTTTGCTCGAAATGAATCTTTTTGAAGATGATGATGATACTGAGTCTGATCCATTTGGTGATCCGGATGAATCAATGGAAGATGAATCAATGGAAGATGCATCAATGGAAGATGAATCAATGGAAGATGAATCAATGGAAGATGAAGCATCTCAAGAAGTTTCAGGTAGTACAACCGTTGAGGAATTGGCAATGATGGCGGGCCTAATGGAAGACGACGACTCTTCAGACGAAGATGACGATGAAGCTGTAGATGAAGCTGAAATTGATGAAGCTTTTTTTGAATCTGATGAGCAAGAGGAAGGTATGTCTGCTAGCGAGATGGAAGCTTATAATGAGTCTTCTAGACGAGGAGGAGATTTATTTCTCGAGATCGATGAAAAAATGTTAAAGAAAGAGATTAGTAAGATGAAGAGACTTCGTGAAGGTGAAGCTAAGGATATGGCATCACACTTCGGCGGAGGTTCACTCGAAGGCGAGATGTTTGTTGATGGTGTAGAACTCAATAAACTTCACGAAATGAAGATTAAAGCTGCAAAAGTTGTACGTAAGAATCGTATGCTAGAAAGCAAGCTTTCTCAATACAAAAAGGCACTTCGCGGAATGAAAGGCCAACTTGCTGAGATGAATCTGTTCAATGCGAAACTTCTTTATGCTAACAAACTTATGCAAAATAAAGACTTGTCAATGAAACAACAACGTAATATTGTTGAGTCTTTAGACGAAGCCAAGACACTTGGTGAGGCAAAAATATTATTTGAAAGCCTTTCTAAGTCTCTTGTACGTAGAACGACTAATACCAATAGTAAAAATCTAACTGAAGGTACTAGAAGAAGAACAACAGGTTCAGCTTCTAGACCTGTTCGTAGCGCGCAAGTTCTTAAGGAATCTGTTGCACTTGATCGTTGGGCTACACTAGCAGGTATTAAATAGAAAGTAATTTAACTTCATTTTAAGAATTAATAAAAACTAGAAAAGGAAAACATATGAGTTTTACACTTAAAACATTAACAGAAGGTATTAGAGACCGCCACGTAGGACAGCAAAATAAGCGCCTCGTTGAGAAATGGTCTCGCACTGGTCTTTTAAGAGGTATGGATGACACAAATCGTGAAAACATGTCAACACTTTTAGAAAATCAAGCAGCTCAAGTACTTCGTGAGAGTAACACAATGGGTAGCGGAGATGCTGTTGGTGGTTTCACTAACATTGCATTTCCAATCGTTCGCCGTGTTTTCGGTGGTCTTATTGCTAACGAGCTCGTTTCAATTCAACCAATGAGTCTTCCAAGTGGACTTCTATTTTATCTAGATTACACTTACGGAAGCAACTCAGGTCCTTATAAAGAAGATGAGTCAATTTATGGTGGCCCAGCTGGCAAGGCAATCCAAAGTGGAGCTCTTGCTACTGGTGGTCAATATGATCTTGCAGGTAGCGGTTATTCTAGAACTTATAATAGTGACGTAACTCTATTAGGTGCAGACAATGCAGCTAATGGTGCTAAAA